TAGGCGCTTCCGGTTCCGGCTGGGGTAATCATGGCAACGCAAGTCGAAGTGGCGCAGCACATTGATCTGAGTGATCGACAGGTGCGCACCCTGGTTGCAGATGGCGTCCTGCCTGCCTCAAAGGGTGCTGGCGGTCTCGATCTTGACGCCTGCCGTTTGGCGTATATCCGCTATTTGCGCGGGCTCAGCAGCGGCCAGGTGCGGCCGGAAGTACCCATCGAGTTTGGCGCGGTTGATCCGCAGCTTGAGGCGCGACTGACTCAAGAGCGCTTGAGGCTCACGGCCGCACAGGCCGAAGGGCAGGAACTCAAGAACGAGGTGACCAAGCGCCAGTCGGTGCCGGTCACGTTTGCCACCTTCGTGCTGTCGCGCCTTGCCGCAGAAATAGGGTCGATCCTAGACACCCTGCCGCTCACATTGAAACGCCGGCACCCTGACCTTGAAGTCAGGCACATTGAATCGGTACAGCGCGAGCTGGCAAAAGCTCGCAACAGGTCGGCGACCCTGGATGATCGCTTGCCTGGATTATTGAATGAGTATCTCGACGCCACAGATTGAAGAGCTGGCGGCAGCGGTTCGTCATGGCCTGGTGCCGCTTATGCGGCCCGTGCCACAGACGCCTGTCGAGTGGGCTGATGAAAACTTCTATCTGTCCAGTGAATCGAGCTACCAGGAAGGGCGCTGGGAAACGCTGCCGTTTCAGGTGGCCATGCTCAACGCCATGGGCAATGACGAGATCCGCACCGTCAACGTGATCAAGTCGGCCCGGGTGGGCTACTCCAAGATGCTGATTGCGGTATCGGCCTACCAGATCGAGCACAAGCGCCGGAACATCCTGATCCTGCTGCCTACCGATGGCGCCGCCAAGCGCTTTATGAAGTCCCAGGTCGAAACCATGATCAGGGACGTGCCCAGCGTTTATGAGCTGGCCCCCTGGTATGGCAAGAAGCACCGCGACAACACACTGGATACCAAGCGCTTCAGTCACTCAAAGCAGCTCTGGTGCCTGGGCGGTGCGGCGGCGAAGAACTACCGCGAGAAGTCGGTCGACACCATCATCTATGACGAACTGGCAGCATTTGAGCCGGACGTAGAGAAAGAGGGCTCGCCGACCTTCCTGGGTGACAAGCGGATCGAGGGTTCAACCTTCCCGAAGTCGATCAGGGGGAGCACGCCCAAGATCAAAGGCACCTGCCAGATCGAGGCCGCTGCCAGCGAATCGCCGCACCTGCTGCGCCTGCATGTGCCATGCCCTCACTGCGGTGCCGAGCAGCATCTGGTGTGGGGTGGCAAGGATTGCGCCTACGGCATCAAGTGGGAGCCAAGCGCGCCACAGAACGCCTGGTACGAATGCGCGGCCAACCACTGCAAAGTGCAGCAGCACGAAATGCAGGAGCAGCACGCCAAAGGCCGCTGGATATGTGAGCGCACCGGCATCTGGACGCAGGACGGCATTGATTTCTTCGACACAGAAGGCCAGCCGATCCCCACCCCGGAGTCGCTGACCTTCCATGTCTGGACGGCCTACAGCCCGTTCACCACTTGGGGCCGGATTGTCCTCGACTTCTACAAGGCCAAGGACGACTACAGCAAGCTCAAGACCTTCACCAACACCACGCTTGGTGAGACCTGGGAAGAAGACCAGGGCGAGAAACTCGACTGGGAAGCGCTTTATGGGCGCCGCGAAGTCTGGACGGGCGAAGTGCCACTGCTTGGCGCCGTGCTGACCGGTGGCATCGATACCCAGGACGACCGATATGAAGGCCGTGTGTGGGCCTGGGGGCCGGGTGAGGAAGCCTGGCTGGTCCATCGCTTTGTGCTCATGGGTGACCCGGCAAGCGAAGAACTGCGCCGCAAGGTTGGCGTTGAGCTGCAACGGCAGTTCACCCGCGCCGATGGGCTGGTGATGAAGGTTGACCGCTGGGCCTGGGACTCGGGCGGCCACTACACCGATGAGGTGTACGGCGAGAGCATCCGGCACGGCGTGATGTGGGTCGTGCCCACCAAGGGCGCCAGCGTTTACGGCAAGCCCATCGCCAACATGCCGCGCACCCGCAACAAGTCAAAGGTCTACCTGACCGAGATCGGCACCGACAACGCCAAAGAGCTGATCTACAGCCGGCTCAAGCTGCAACTGGATACCGCCCGCTCGCAGATTGCCGAGCCGCAGCCTGGGGTGATCCACCTGCCTGCCAATGATGAGATTTGCGACGAAAGCGAAGTCCGGCAGATGACCGCTGAATCCAAGGTGGCCAAGTTCGTGAACGGGCGCCGGGTGAACAGATGGGATGCCCGAGGCCGGCGCAACGAAGCACTGGACTGCCTTGTAGGCGCCCTGGCCGCCCTGCGGATAAGCCAGCAGCGCTTTGGCCTAGACCTTGATCTGCTCGCAGTTGAGCCGAGCACGGGCGGCGATAGCGCAACCGGCACACAAGAACGGCCAAGGGCCAAATCAAAATACTGGAAGCGATAGCAATGGCCTACACCCACGAACAGTACCAGGCCCTGAAAGAGGCCATCGCGGGCGGGGAACTGGCCGTGCGCTATGCAGACCGCAGCGTGACCTACCGCAGCGTTGCAGAAATGCTGCAGATCCTGCGGCTGATGGAAAGCGAACTCGGCATCAACGCAGACGCCAACCGTGGCCGGCGCCTCACCTCCTTCTCCAAAGGCTACTGACATGCGAGTGATTGACACCCTGTTTCCCGGCTTCGCCGCGAAACGCGCCCAGGCTCGCGTCGAGAAAATCAAGGCCGACCTGATGCACGCGGCGCTGTCGCGCAGATTCGAAGGCGCCGCCGGCGGCCGCCGTAACGATGGCTGGCGCGCAGCCGGCGCTGACGCCAACGCCGAGAACGCCCCCGCGCTCTCTGTACTGCGCAATCGCGCCCGCGACCTGCGCCGCAATAACCCATACGCTGAGCGGGCCATCGCCGGCATTGCCGACAACGTAGTGGGCGCCGGCATCGTGCCGCGCCCCATGGCCGCGAAAGATCGCAGCAACAAGCGCTTGGGTAGCCTGTGGGCTGACTGGGCAGAGACCCTGCTGTGCGATACCGATGGCCTGGAGAACTTCTACGGCCTGCAGCACAAGATCATGGAGTGCGTGGCTGAAAGCGGTGAGTGCCTGGTTCGCCGCCGCCGCCGCTACAGCTCGGACGGCCTGCCCGTGCCGCTGCAACTCCAGGTGCTGGAGCCTGACTTTCTGGACGACGCCAAGACCGGCGCCACTGGACAAAACCAGATCATCCAGGGCGTGGAGTTCGACGCCCTTGGCAAGCGCGTAGCCTACTGGCTGTTCGATGAGCACCCCGGCTCAAGCAGTTCGATGCGCAGTATCGACTCGCGCCGCATCCCGGCAGATGACGTGATCCACATCTTCCTGCCCAAGCGGGCTGGCCAGGCTCGCGGCTACACCTGGTTCGCGCCCGTCATGCAGCGCCTGAAGAACTTCGACGAGATGGAAGATGCCGTGATGGAGCAGGCCAAGATTGCCGCCTGCTTTGCTGCATTCATCACGCAGGATGGCAGCGGCGGCACCGCCAGCAAGCGCCCACCGCTCATTGAGCGCATTGAGCCCGGCATCATCCAAGAGCTGGCCATGGGGGAGAGCGTCAGCTTTGCTGCGCCGCCAACCTTCAACGGCTACCAGCCGTACAGCTGGCAGTCGCTTCATGCCATCGCGGTCGGCCTCGGCCTGCCCTATGAACTGCTGGTGGGCGACCTCAAGGGCGTCAACTTCTCCAGCGGCCGCATGGGCTGGCTGCACTTTGCCAGGCGCGTGGATGTATGGCAGTGGCGCATGCTCATTCCGCAGCTCTGTGAGCGCGTATGGCAGTGGTTTATGGAGGCCCAGGCACTGCTGCCGGGCGGCGAACTGGCCGAGGTAAAAGCCGAGTGGGTGCCGCCGCGCCGTGAAATGGTCGACCCCAAGGCCGAAACCGACAACGTGAAAGAGCGCCTGCGTCAGGGGCTGCTGACCTGGCCCAACGCCCTGCGCGAGCTGGGCATCACCAACCCGCAAGAGCATGCCGAGGAAATCGCCAAGGCCAACGCCCTGTTTGACCAGCTCGGCCTGGTGCTGGATTGCGACCCCCGCAAAACCACCGGGGCAGGCCTTAGCCGCGACCCTACCAGCGGCCAGGGCAATGCCGCCCAACCAGAGAGCCAGGAAGATGACGACACTCAACCAGACACTTGATACGCCCTTGCAGTGCATGCGCGCCGCCGTGCGCCCAGGCACCGTCAACATTGAAGACCGAACCGTAGAAATCACCTGGACCACCGGAGCACGCGGCAAGCGTTACTCCTGGTCGATTGGTGAGTACCAGGAAGAACTGGACGTAGCTGAAACCGCCATCCGGCTGGAGCGCCTCAACAACGGCGCGCCCTTCCTGAACACCCACAGCCAGTGGGATCTGGAAGACGTGATCGGCGTGGTTGAGCGCGCCTGGATCGAGGGCGGCGAAGGTCGCGCACTCATCCGCTTTAGCCAGCGCCCAGAGGTTGAACCCATCTTCAAGGATGTGAAGGACGGCATCCTGCGCAACATCAGCGTGGGCTACATCGTGCATCGCTATGTCCTGGTCGAAGACGGCGAAGACACCACCCCGATCTACCGCGCCACAGACTGGGAACCCACCGAGCTGTCGCTGGTGCCAATCGGCTTTGACGATGGCGCCAAAGTGCGCAGCGCCCAGGCCCCTGCCGACTACCAGGGCCAACGCTTCCAGACCATTTTCGAAACTCGCCAGGCACAAGAGCCTGATGAGCAACCGGCCGCCGTGGCCACCACCCAAGAGGAAACACCCATGACCGAAGAAGAAAAGCGCGCGGCCGAGGATAATATCCGCCGTGAGGCCCAGGATGCAGAGCGCAAGCGCTGCCTGAACATTCGCCAAATGGCCAAAAAGGTCGGCATTGATGAGGCCTTCGCAGAAGACCTGATCGAGCGCGGCGTATCCACGCAGGACGCCAGCACTGCCATGATCGACAAGCTGGCCGAAGCCCACGCTGCCGCCCAGCCCACCACCCGCAGCGCCCAGCCTACTCGCGTGACCAGCGACGTGGACCAGGCGGTAGTCACTGCCAAGCGCAACGGCATGCTGAACGCACTCCTGCACCGCTGTGACCCCAGCGTCAAGCTGGAAGAAAGCGGCCGCGAGTTCCGTGGCATGCGCCTGATCGACATGGCCCGCGAAAGCGTAGAGCTTGCCGGTGGCGCTGTGCGCGGCATGACCCCGCAAGAGGTCGCCCGCGCCGCCCTGGGTTGTGACCGCCAGGCCTTCCGCGCTGCCGGTATGCACACCACCAGCGACTTCCCCCTGCTGCTGGGCAGCACCGTCAACCGCACCCTGCGCGCAGGCTATGAACTGGCCCCGCAAACCTGGCGCCCGCTGGGCCGTCAGACCACCGTGCCTGACTTCCGTGAAGTGACCCGCGTCGCCCTTGGCGATATCTCCGCACTGGAGAAGGTCAACGAACACGGCGAGTACAAGTACGGCACCATGGGTGAGGAAGGCGCCCCGATCAAGGTCGCCAAGTTCGGCAAGATCATCGCCATCACCTGGGAAAGCATCGTCAACGACGATCTGGCCGCGCTCACCCGCGTACCTCAAGCCCTGGGCGCAGCTGCGGCGCAGACCGAATCCGATCTGGTATGGGATCTGCTGCTCACCAACCCCAACTTTGTGGACGGCAAAGCGGTGTTCCACGCCGACCACGGCAACCTGGCCGCCGCTGCCGGCGCCATCAATACCACCACCCTGGGCGCCGCCCGCGCCGCGATGCGCAAGCAGAAGTCCAAGGCGGGGCATTACCTCAACCTCGGCCCGCAGTTCCTGGTGGTTGGCCCGGACAAAGAGTTGGAGGCCTTCCAGTTCACCAGCTCCAACTATGTGCCGGCCAAGAACGCCGACATCAACGACAGCCGCAACACCTCGCTGGGCGTGATCGTTGATGCCCGCATCACTGGCAACCAGTGGTACCTCTATGCCGCCCCGGGCATGGTCGACACTTTCGAATATGCCTACCTGGAAGGGGAGCAGGGCGTATTCACCGAGACCCGCGAGGGCTTCGAAGTGGATGGCATGGAGATCAAGGCCCGCCTGGTGTTCGGTGCCGCCTGGATCGACTACCGCGGCGTCTACAAAAACGCCGGGGCTTAACGCCACAACAATCGACTAAGGGCGCCTGATGGCGCCCTTGTCGTTTCTGCATCCAAATTCGAGGAATACCCCATGAAAAACTTCGTTCAACAGGGCGACATGATCACCATGATCGCCGCCGGCGCCATCGCCTCTGGCGAATTGGTACGTGAAGGCAGTCTGATTGGCGTTGCAGCCACTGACGCCGCGATTGGCGAGGCCTTCGAGGCCAAGACCACTGGCGTGTTTGACCTGCCGAAAACCAGCGCCCAGGCCTGGACTGTAGGCCAGCCGGTTTACATGATCAGCGGCAGCGGTCTGCTCACCAATGTGCCCGGTACCGGTAACTACCTGGCTGGCGTGGCAGTGGCTGTGGCCGCCAACCCGTCTGCAACTGGTCGCGTGCGCCTCAACGGCTCGCTTGGCCACCCGGTAACCGCCTAAGCCATGGCCTGGGCAGCAATGCGTGACCGCATGCACCAGCGCGTGGTGGGTCGCCTGAACGATGGCAGCGCCCAGTACCAGCCGCAGGCTGGCGCTGTACTTGCCGGCATTGAGGTGATCGTTGATCACAACCTGATGCAGAACGGGCCGGAGGGTGTCTTCCGCAGCAATGCGGTGGGCATCAGCTGGCGCAAAGCGCAACTGCCCAAGGCCGAGCGCGGCGGCGTTTTCCTCCATTGCGGCGTGAGCTATGTGGTGGAAGAAATCATCGCCGATGACGGCCACATGATCACCGCCGCCTGCATGGTGAGCCCATGACCCTCATCACAGATGTGCGCCTGGCCCTGCTCGATCAGCTGCAGACCATCCTGGCCGCCAACGGCTACGCCACCAGCGCGGGCAGCAATGTCCGCTCTGGCTGGTTTAACGAGGTGATCAAGGTGCAACCCATCGGCGATGGGCTGATTGTTGTGCAGCGGGCGCCGGTTGCATCAGCGCCATTGGCGGGCCCCGGCGCCATCAAGGTCAGCCTGGCCTACTCCGTGGTGGGTGCGGTAGAGGCGGGCCTTGATGCCTATGAAGCCGCCATGGAAGCACTGGAGGCCGACCTGCTGTCCTGCCTGCTGCCTGAAGAAGGCGAGCGCCCGCGCTGGCTCCCGGCGGGCTGCTCGGGCCTTGAGGTAGGAGCGCCCGAGGTATTCCCCCCGGGGGATGGCCAAGCCGCAACCACCGTACTGGTGCCCATCAAGATCACCGCCGTCATCAGCCGGCAAGGGTAACCCCGTGAGTAAAAAAACAACTCCAGCCCAGGCTGGGGCGCTCTCTGTCGTCCTGCAAAAACCCCATGAGCATGCCGGCGCCATTCGGCAACCCGGCGAAACCATCACCGTCACCGCCGAGCAAAAGGCCTGGCTGCAAGCCCAGGGCGTAATCGGCAAACAAGAGGAACACAACAATGGCTGATTTACGCGGCGCGTACCTCGGTACCGGCAAGCTCTATCTGGAAGATCTGGACAACCCCAAGGGGCTGATCCACATCGGCAACTGCAACAGCTTCAGCTATGAAGCCACCACCCAAGAGATCGAAGAGCAGGACTACACCAGCCCAGGCGGCGGCCTCGATGCCTCTGTGCTGCGCATTCAGGCACTCAACATCAACTACAACGCCCGCCACTTCAAGGCCGAGAACATCGCCCGCGCGGTGTACGGCATCAACACCGATGTGGCAGCCGGCACCGTAACCGAGGAAGCGCACACCGTATTCCCCGGCGCCCTGGTCGACCTCAAATACCCCGGCGCTGCCGCCGTGGTTATCACCCCCGCTGCCGGTGGTGCCGCCCTGGTGCTGGATACCGACTACATCATCAACGCAGCCGGCTACCCGGAGATTCTGGAAGGCGGCGCGGTAACCGGCGCGGGCCTGGCCGTAAAAGTGGCATACACCTACTCGGCCCACGCTTCCGTGCAGGCTCTGGTGGCCAGCGGCAAGCGCTTCCGCCTGAAGTTCCTGGGCCTCAACGAAGTACGCTCCGGCAAGCCGATGGTGATCGAGGTGTTCCGCGTGAACCACTCGCCAGCCTCGATGAGCCTGATCGGCGACGAGTTCCAGGGCATGGAGTTCACCGCCAAGGCTGAGAAAGACCAGACCAAGCAAGGGACTGGCCTGTCGCAGTACATGATCATTCAGGACGTGGCGTAACCGCCCAAAGCAGCCCAAACCCGCTCCGGCGGGTTTTTTATTGCCTGGAGATTGGCATGAGCGAGTTGGAAATTCTGTTCCCCGAGCCGGTAGTGGTGAAAGTTGGCCGCCAGCGGGTGAAGGTGCGCCCGGTATCCCTGCGCGACTTCGACAAGTTTGGCCGTGCCGCAGGCTTGGTGATTGCCATGGCCACCAGCCAGACGGTTGAGCAGCTGTATGCCTATGCCTCGCGCAATGGTGTGCTGATGGAGGTGCTGGGCCGGGCCACCAATTTGAGCGGCTGGCGTATTCGCCGCCTGCCGGCGCCTGTAGCCGTGGCGTTGATGCTGCAAGTGATCAAGGTGAATTCCGGTTTTTTCGAGCAAGCCCTGGTGGACGCGGAAAAAGCGCTGGCTGGGGCCGAGTCGCCCAGCAGCTGATTGCAGCCGGCCACCGCTGGGCCGATGTTCAGGACTACACCCTGGCGCAGATCGAGCTGTTTGCCGCCGAGGCCGACTCGGTAGAGCTGGACCGTACCCGCGCGGCCATTCTCGCAGCTAGAGCCGCGCAGGCCGACCCGCAGAATTTCAAGAAGATCATGAGAGAGCTTGGCGATGAGCAATAAGGTCACCACCCAGCTGGTCATCGACGGCAAGAACACGGCCGGCGCCGCCTTCAAAGCGGCCGACCGGCAGCTGTTCAACCTCGATTCAATGGCCAAAAAGGCCGGTGCCTCGATTGCGGCCGCGCTGTCTGTTGGGGTCGTGGCCACCTGGGTAAAGCGCAGCATCGACGCGGCAGACGCCGCCCGCAAGCTGGCCCAGGGCGCCGGCCTGACCACCCAGGCCTTTACCGGGCTGGAGTTTGCCTTTAGCCAGAGCGGGCTGGGGCGTGGCGAGATGACCAAGGCCTTCACCCAGCTCAACCGCGCCATGGTACAGGCCGGCGAGGGCGCTGGCCGCCCGGCTGAGGCGTTCAAGGCGCTGGGGGTTTCCGTACGCACGGCAGAAGGTGCTATCCGGCCCGCTGACCAAGTGCTCAGTGAGCTGGCCGACAAGTTCCAACAGCTGCCTGATGGTGTGGAAAAGAGCACTTTGGCCGCTGATCTGTTCGGCCGCAACCTTGGCAGCAAGATGATCCCGCTGCTGAACGCTGGCAGCCAGGGCATTGCTGACCTGGTGGCCCAGGCCGAGCGCCTGGGGCTGGTAATCAGCGATGAGCAGGCTGCAAAGAGTGAGCAGTTCAACGATCAGTTGGCCACTCTGGGCAAAGTATCCGATGGCGCGGGCAACACCATAGCCCGCGAGCTGCTGCCTACCATGACCGAAATGACGGGCCTGCTGGTTGATCTGAGTGAGGACGGCGAGAGCGCCAAAGTGGTGGCTACCGCCCTTGGTTACGCAATGAAGGCTCTGGCCATTGTCATGGTGATTGTGGGCGCCTCTTTCCAGCGGGCTGGCCGCCTGATTGGCGGTGTCGCGGCTGCTTTGGCGGCGGTGGCATCGGGCAACGTGCAGGGCGCGATTGACATCATGCGCGACGTGGCGGCCGAGAACGAAAAAACCGCCAAGGCCATGGAGGAGCGCATCAAGAAGATTGCCACCGGCGGTTATGAAGAACTCGGCAAAGCGGCCGCGGACACAAACAAAGTCATCGACGATGCCAACAAAGGCATGGCCAAGAGCACCGAGGACTATGCTCGCAGTGCCCAGCGCAGCCTACGCGATCTGGTGAGCGCCGAGAAGGCCGCCCAGCGCGATATTGAGCGCATCCGCGCCGAGCGCATCAAGACCGAGCAGCGCTATGCAGATGCCATTGCCGGCTTCCGTTCCGGCGGTGAGCGCAAGGCCACCTTCGGCGCCTATCAAGACCTCAAGCTGGCCGCCGACAGGGCGCTCGCGGCAGGTGACGCAGAAGGCGCCAAGCGCCAGGCTCAAGCCGCGCTCAAGGTGCTGCAAGACATGGCCGCCGCCGGCGAGAACACCTATGGTTTCGAGGGCTTCGCCAAGGGCCTGCTGCAGATCGAGCAGGCGGCCAGCGAGCTTGAGGAAAGCCAGGTTGAGAAGAAGCTGGAAGTCATGCGCAAGCAGCTTGAGCAGCTTATGACTGACATTGACGTCAACTTCAATATTGACGACAAGGCCAAGGCTCGGCTGATGGCCGAGGCTCAAGACCTGGCCGAGAAGCTGGGCGCCGCCATGGTCATCACCCCGAGGGTCGCCCTGCCCAAGCCCGGCGAGGCGGATGCTGATGGCTATGTGTTTGTGCCAAATGTGCAAAAGCCACAGGGCTTTGCCACCGGCGGTCACGTTCGCGGCCCTGGCACCGGTACCAGCGACAGCATACTGGCCCGCCTGAGTAATGGTGAATTCGTCATGCGGGCCGCCGCCGTGCGCAAATACGGCCCGGATTTTATGGCCCGCCTCAATGGCCTGCAACTGCCCGGTTTTGCCAGTGGCGGGCTGGTTGAGGCCGCCTCGGCCGCCGGCCCCAGCTTCCCGAACCTTGGCCGACTCACCCTGGATATGGGCGGGCAAGCCACCACCGTATATGTGGACCAGGGCAGCGCGCTCAATTTCCAGCGCCTGGCCGCCAAGCGCGGGCGCACCCACAAGTAACGCCACCCATCACAATCCGGCCCGCCTTGCGCGGGCTTTTTTACGCCTGGAGTTTTGCCCATGCAGCTTCCCCCGCTCATGCTCGGCGGTGTCGAGATCGTGCTGCAGGCCGGCGCCCCGGAATACACCGAGGAGCCCATCGGCGGCGAACAGCTGCTGCGCCTGAGCAATGGTGACGCGGTGAAAATGACCCGCTACCAGCGCATGGCCGGGGTAATCAGCGGACAGGGGTGGATACCGCCTGCGCTGGATGGCCTCGACTACAGCCTGCCGCTTGAGCTGCGCAGTACCCAGGTTAGCTCTATGCAGGGCGCCGGCCCTGAGTTCACTCTGCCCAGCACCCCACGCCCCGATCACGCCCCATGGGCGTTCGCCTTGGTAGGGGCTGAGCTCATCCCCACGGGCTGCGCCACTGTTGCAGGCGTGGCCACCGTTGCCGAGGTGGTAGGTGCCCGCGCCTATCAGGTCTGGTGGCTGCCGGTCTACTCGGTGTTTGCCAGCCGCCCCGCGCGGAATCAGTCCAACGTGGCCGCCACACAGGCATGGGCCTGCCCCTGGGAAGAAGCCTGATGCTCATCAACGGCGGACCAATCAACAGCGCGCCGATCAATGGCGCATCCGGCGCAGTAGCAGCCCCAGAGCCCGAATATGTAGTAGCCGGCATCAGCTACCGCTGGCGCCTGCGTGTGATCGTGGGCGGTGTGGACATGAGCGACCAGGTATTGGGCGAAACCGATACCGACCGCGAGGCCGGCGCCGCTGGTGTGGGCGGGCTGGAGCTGTACCTGCCGCCTGGCCCCGTGGTGCCCAGCGATTGGGTGGGGCGCCCGGTAACGATTGATTTTATCTGGACCAGCCAGGGCGTTGCCCGCGAAGAGCGCCGCTACACCGGCCAGATCCTCGCGCCAAGCTGGGACGCCGCCAACCGCATCCTGGCCTGTGAGCTGAGCGACAACCTGCAGCAGCGCGTTGAGGCCCTGAGCGTGGCCGAGATAGACGCCCTGTGCGGCGGCTTCTGGTCGCCCGATGTATTCGAACCGGTAGACGGCCGCTCCCGCTGGGATTACGCCCTGGAGCGCATGAGCACCCGAACCGCCAGCCTGGACTGCTCGCCAACCGGTGAGCTGCGCGTGAGCAGCTGGTACGCCATGGCCACCCCGCACTATGTGTTTGGCCCCGGCACCACGCTGGACGGCAGCGTCAGCCTGCAACTGCCCGACCTGAGCCGGCTTACCAATCGGGTAGTGATTGAGGCGGATTACCGCTACACCCGCCTGCGCCAACTGAACGAAAACTGGCAGTGGGTCGGCGGTGGCTTCTGCGGCTGGTACTTCTCTGATACGAAAGAGCTACCCACAATTGAAATGATCGAGGACGCGGTGGCCGACTCTGGCAGCCAGCTGATGGCCATGCCGATCTGGGACATTCTGCCGCCCAGCCACTCAGACCCCTGCTCCATTGGCGTGCCATGGGTAAACGTTTTCACCAACCTGCTGCTGGGCGCCACGTTCAGCAGCGCCCGGCGCTGGGCGCAGCGCGTGACCGAGCGCTACACCCTCACCGTCGAGGTGCCCACCAGCGTCGCCCAGGCCGGCACTGTGGTGGCCAGGGGCGGCGGCGCTTTTGAGGTGGAGAGCGCTCAGGCTGAGGCGTGGAGCAGTGAGCCCTTCGACAGCGGCATCAGCGGCCACACCGATGAGCGCGACGAGCCCCGCCGGCAGGCCTTCTTTGCCGTGCTGCTGCGCCAGGCCCTGGCTCAGCTGGTGGACGCCCACCGCGCCACCCGCATCACCCTGAGCCTGCCCACGCCCATGGCGGCCGGCATCGACCTGACCCACACCGTGCTGCTGGATGACCAGGGTATTGCCGCCCAGGGCCGCGTCACCCGCCTGCGCGATGTGTTCGACCATGCAGGCGGCACCGCCATCACCACCCTGGAGCTGGCCGTGATGCGCGGTGGCGGCGCCGTGAGTGACCCGCTTGTGCCGCCGCCCTCGGTCGATGAGCCGCAGGATGACAGCTACACCGTCACCAACCTGCCCACCCAACTGGGCGGGCGTACAGATTCACCGCCCTATGACGACGAGCTGCCCGGGTTCGCCGGCAACTACTCCACCGGATCGGGCGAGCAGTACCCGCGCCGCTTCGACCTGCCGGCCGTCGAGATCCCGGCCGAGCAGCGCGACGAACTGCCGGTGCCGATTGAGGCCACGTACCGCGTGGCCATCCCCAACGACCTGCTGGAGCTGTAACCATGGCCACCCTCGCAGACCAACGCCGCGCCACCCGCGACAGCATCACCGCCAGCCGCCAGGCCACCGGCGAAGCCGAGCGCAAGGCCACCGGCAAACGCCTGGAGGCCGAGCGCCGCGGCACCGCCGTGGTGGAAGACCTCAACCGCCTGGTGCAACAACCGGCCCCGCGCCGCACCCTGCGCCCGGTGGCGCCGCTGGGGGCGCTGCCGCAGACCACGGGGCGGGGTAACTACACGCCACCGCCCACGCCCGGCCCAGGCGGTGGCATTGCCAGCCCGCTGGAAGAAAAAACCAAGGAAGTGGGTGGGCAGCAGGTGGCTGACGGGCGCGAGTACCACGCCACCGGCCAGGTGTTTGAAACCACTGATGGGATTTTCGGCTTTATCGTGCGGCCGTTGAAAAAGACCGTGATGGTCGACGCCAATGGCATAGAGCATCCATTCGGCTATGCCATGCCGGACCCTGGGGAATAGGCATGTTCGATACCCTGCAGTTACTGGGCAAACTGGAGCAGTGGGGCAACCCCTGGCATGGCCGTCTGGAGCCGGGCGGCCTGAGGCTACCGAATGGGGCGCTGCGGCCCTACGCGTCGGCGCCACCGGCAAATGCCCCAGACACCTACCTGGTGCGGTTCGAGGGCATGCCCGAGCCCGAAACGCCCGAAGAGCAGACCGCGCTGGGCATGCAGTGGTATCCCGATGCCGTGCTGCACACGCTCGATAAACGCTATGCCGCCGGGTCCCCGCAGGGGTTTGGTTATACGGCATGGCTGTGGCGCTCGCCGCTGGGCGAGGTGTGGTGTCTGCGCCTGGTATTCAGCTGGGCGGGCAGCGTTGTCACAGTCGGCGCCAGTACAACCACCGGCCTGCAGGTGCGCGCCCGCCGGCTGGGTTTGTTCGGCGAGCCGCAAGAGGCCCCAGCGCTCAATGAGGTGGTGGTGCTCGACACTTCGCTGGCCTGGACCAACCGCGGGCCAGATACCTCGGTGGTGTTCCCGCACCTGGCCCACAGCCCGAAAGGTGACCGCACGGCTATCACGCTGCGCACCGGCCCGAATGGCTGGCAGTCGGTACCTACAGCGGTTTCATCGGGTGCGCGCCAGGCCATGGTGGCGGCGGGGCGGGGCAGTGCGCTGTATGAGCTGAGCGTTACCGGTGTGGACGCCGAGGGGGTGCCGGTAATTGAGCTGGCCGCCGTGGTGGCCAGTGCCGATGCGCGCACGTTCGAGAGCGGCGAGAGCGCTGCCACACCGCGCTATCAGCAAGATGTCCTGAGCCGCGGGGGAGAATCGACGAGTGCGGGGGATTGGCCGCCGGGTGTGTCCGGGACCACTGGTTGGGAGCTTTATGGCCAGCCCCTAACGCCCTCGACATTCCCGACCAACACCTACAACACGCTGTCGCAATTGGTCTGCGGGCTATATGACACCGATGGCGCGTTGCGGCAGGTCTGGTATCGCCGGCATGAGACAGACACGTTCAATGCGGATGAACCGGGCAATGTGGATTATGCGCGCCACGATTTTTCCTATACGTGGGTGTCTGGCAGCGCGCCGACCGAGTACCTGACCGGCCAGCGCGATATGGAGGCGTTCAGCCTGGTTTCTCTGCATAGCCGCTCGCAGCTCATCGAGTATGAACTGCTGCTGGATGGCGTCGTGGTGGATCAGCAAACGCGCGAGATTTATAGCTACCGGCGGGTGACGGTTGACTACGAGGGCCACAGCCTCAGCGACCTACCCCCCTGGGAGCCGGGCCCTGCGCCAGGGTTCCCGCGCAATCAGTTTGTGAAAACCACCGTAGATCACGGCGAGGTTCGGGTGAACGGCATCACCGTGGCCACCGGGCTGCCGGGTGTGCCCGATAGCACGGTGATCGATCCTGTAAGGCACGCCTGGGCCGACTTCCCGCCGCGCGTTCTCAGCAGCAATGTCGTCGCCCTCTGCCCGCGTGGAGGCAGCCCAGCCAATAGCTGGGTCGAAACCATAGCCGCGGTGGATGGCAGCACATACACAGCCCCCTCCCCACTGGCCTGCGGCGGCACAGCGCAACAGGCCGCCGCCGCCTGGAACCCCCGCGATGGGGCGCTCAGTTTGGTCATCAATGCTATTAACGGTTACGTCTAGGAGCCGCCATGCAACTGTTTTTGGACAACTGGACCGCTGAACTGGTGGCGCCAGCGGGGGCTGCTGCCACCGAGGTACACATTGCCCCCGAGTTGGCAGCGACCCTGGGGGCGATTGACCCTGGTGATTACCACGAGGCCACTCTGGCGCGCATCCTGGGTTTTAGAGAGGTCGCGTGGGAGGTGGTGCGCATTACCGGCGTGGCGGCCGGCGTGCTCACCGTTGAACGCGGCCCTGCGCCGCTGGAGCTGGATGAGGGCGACACGATCAGCCTGCGCGTGACGGCGGGCTGGCTGGCCTCTGTGACCAGTACGCTGCATCTCTACGCCGGTCTGCTCGGCGAACTAACCAATGATATTGCCCATCGCGCCCCGTTGCTGCAGACCCAGGTTATCGACGCGCCCGCGCTAACGCTGGGCCTGGAGCACCTCAACTGCCTGCTGGAGTTCAGTGGCCCGTGCGTCGTCACCGTGCCTGCCCAGGCCAGTGTGGCCTGGCCGGCTACTGCTCGGGTGCTGCTGTGCCAGGCATCGGCGGGGGATGTTGAGGTGCTGGCGGGCGAGGCCGTTGCACTGGCCCGGCCCGCCAGCCGGCAGCGGCTGCTGCTGGAGCCTGGGGCGGTGGCCACGCTGTTGCGGCGCCCCGCGGTGAACAGCTGGCGCCTGTTTGGCGACCTGCGCGCAGCTGGTGAGCTGGTGGGCGCGTTGCTCACCGAGGCCGGCGATCCATTACTGACCGAGGCTGGCGAGCCTCTGCAAATCGAGGAGTGAACATGAGCAAAATCAGTGAGCTGGACCCGGCCGCCGCGCTGGCCGGCGATGAGGATGTGCCGGTGGTGCAGGGTGGTGCTACCCGGCGGGCGCCCGCGCGGCAGCTGGGTGCCCTGGGCCCTGGCAGTTATACGGCCCTGGCCCGGGGCGGCCTGATGGGCAACCCCCATGCGTGCCTGAGCTATGTGCAGGGCCTGGGCGGGTTTGGGCAGCTGGATTTTGTTGGCGTAAACATGGCCACCCTGGCCGGCGCCGGCTGGGCCGTTGCCGACAACAGCGGTACCAGCGGCAGCGCTACCGACAATGAGCAACTGGTAGTGCTCGATACGGGTGCCAGCAGCGGCGGCCGGATGCGAGTTTCACTGGCCACCCCGCACCAGACCTTTGACCTGGGCTATCAGTCGCTGAAATTGCTCAATGCCGTGCGGGGCGATATCGGGAGCATTGAAGCGCGGTGGCTGGGCTACATCCCTGAGGCCTCCGATGGTAGCAACCGTTTCACGGTGAGCCTGTTGCTCAATGTCGGCGAGACCGAGTTGCAGTTGCGCTACTCGGACAACATCAACAGCGGTAATTGGCAGTTGTTCAACGCCACTGCGTCAACAGTGCTGGCCAACCTGAGCGTTGGCCCTGCGGCCTTCGACGATGGTTGGTTTCGCCTGCGGGTAACGCCGGATGCCACTACGGGTGGCGCGTGCCGCGTGCAGCTCTGGCTGGATAACTGGAATACAGGTGAAGCCGATGTGCTGTATGACGATGAGTTGAGCCTGCCCGGCCTGGATGTTGCCGCCGATGCGCGCATCCTGTGGACGCCCGAGGTGAGCATCATCAAATCCGCTGGCACCACCCCGCGCCAGTTCGAACTGAACGCCATGCAGGTACGCCTGCAGTCCCTGTAACCGCCAACCCCTCGCTATGGAGTAGCCAGCATGCAGCCGGCCCGCGTAAACCTGCCCGTCGTTCCGGGCACCACCTACCGTGACATTGTGCGGTTGATGCAGCCAGAGTTTGCCTACCGTGCAGTGGATGCCATCGCCGGTGCTCCGGCGCGGCTGACAGTGCCCGGCCATGGCCTGGTGGGCA